ATATGATCCAGCATGGGCAGAATTGTTAGGGGTAGATTCTGAAAAGCTAATCTACTCTCCAGCAAAAACAGTTAACGACATGGTAGATGTTGCAACTAAATTAATGGATGCAGAAGTAGACATGATTGTAGTTGATTCTATTTCAGCACTACTACCAGCCATCTATTTTGAAAAAGATGGAAATGAAATGAAAGATTTGCAAGACACTAAGCAAATCGGAGCAGAAGCAAAGGATATGACACATGCGGTTAAAATGCTTAACTACGCAAACAAGAATACGCTTCTTGTCCTTATCTCTCAACAGCGTAATCAGTTCGGATCGATGCATGCAAGCCATATCCCAACAGGCGGGATGGCAGTTAAATTCTTCTCCTCTACAGTTGTTAAACTATGGTCTTCAGAAGCTGAGGCTAATGCTATCAAGGCTGGCGTTAAGGTTGGCGACAAGATTATTGAACAACGTGTCGGACGTCCAGTAAACTGGATTATTGATTACAATAAGGTTGGTCCGCCAAACCTATCTGGACAGTATGATTTTTATTATCAAGGAGACGTGCTAGGGATAGACCTTGTAGGAGAAACTTTAGACGTTGCTGAAATGTGTGGAGCTGTAGAAAAAGGCGGAGCATGGTACACAGTTGATGGAGAAAGATTACAGGGAAGAGCTAAGGCTGTTCAATATTTACGTGACAATCCAAAGGTAGTTGAAAAGCTACAAAAGGAGATCAGTGCCAAATTTAAATGAGTTTATATCTAAACCAGAAAAGGTTATGCCACCAGAACTAGAAAAAATGGGTGGCAAAAAGCCTTGTGGCAAATGTGATAAGGACTCTGAAGAATACTTCTGGAGCGCAACAGATAGAACCATATCTTGGGAATGTCCAGATGGTCATAAGAACGTTTACGTGGTGGGATAATGTCAGAAAGATCTGAAGTAAAACGTGATGGTGCCAAGGCTCAGAAAAATTCTGGACGAGGGGATTATCAAAAAGGTGATGCTAAGTGGAAGCAGTTTGTTGTAGATTACAAAGAAGCTTCTTCCTCGTTTACATTAAATAAACCTGTCTGGTCAAAGATTTGTACAGATACCTTTAAGGTTAGTAGAGATATGCATCCAGCACTTAAGATTATAATAGGGGAAGATTCTAAGGTGAGACTTGGAATAATTGAATGGGCAGTTCTAGAAGAGCTGATCCAGTTTTGGGAGGATAATAATGGGATCAAGTAATAAGATACCTTTTAATGAAACAGTTATTAAGAATGGCAGAATTGTCAGGCTTAGAAAAGATGGTACCGTAAAGGCAGATCTTGGCCCGTACAAGACAAAGCAGACTAAGGCTAAGTAATGACAACATTTTTGTTAGGCATAATGCTAGGTTTTGTTGTTGGATATGGCTTGGGATTGTTTATAGATAAAATAGATAAAGGAATAAAAAATGGCAGAAGATAAAAATACGCTTGAGCTTATTAGCTCAATAACAGAGTTTAATGACCTTCATGAGAGAAGAATATTTATTACTCAGCAAAGGAGTCCATAGACAAACTTGTAGATGCACTTAAGTATGTCGTTAGGTATAATTCATAATGGGTAGAGAAATTGTAAGTAATTTAAAGTTCAAGAAGTCTCTTGGTAAGTTTGACACAGAGTCATTTGCCAAGATGTTAAATGATGCATATCTAGACACTAAACGTGGTGATCAAATAACAACTAAGAATTCTTTTAGCCCTAGCCTTTTGGGGTACGGACATGGAAATTGTCCTAGGTACTGGTACTTGGCTTTTAGTGGGGTAATGTTTATTGATAACAACGATGCAATTGCCGTTGCTAATATGGCACAAGGTACTCAGGCTCACGAAAGAATCCAAAAGCTTGTGGCTAAAATGGGAGTTATGCGCCACGAAGAACTTGAAATTAAAAATGATTACCCACCTATCAGAGGCTTTATCGATCTCGTATTAGACTGGGAAGGCGAAGAGGTAATTGGAGAAATTAAAACAGCAAAGCAAGAAGTTTGGGATGCTAGACAGTCTACCATGTCTCCTTCACCTAACCACCTCCTTCAATTGCTTACGTATATGAAGTTAAGAAAAGCAAAAGAAGGATTTTTCTTGTATGAGAATAAGAATACTCAAGAAATTTTGTTGATCCCTATTGTATTAAATGAAAAAAATAAACAAATTATAGAAGAACTATTTGTGTGGATGTGTGAAGTTTATGATAATTTTAAAGATGGTGGACTTCCTATGAGACCATTTACAAAGTCTACATATTCATGTAAAAATTGTCCAGTCAAAAAAGAATGCTGGGACGGACCACTCGGAGAAGTTCAGATATCTGCTTACGAGGTAGTAAAGTAATGATCTGCGCCAACAAGGAATGTGCTAAAGAGTTTGAAGCAAAGACGCATAATCAAAAATATTGTACTGACGAATGCTGCCGTGTCGCTACCAATCGCAGAATTATGGAAAAGTATTATGAAAAAAAGGCAATTAGAAACGGTGCAAGGCGGGAATGCCATAAGTGTAAGGGTGTCCTTAGCAGGTATAACGAGTCAGATGTTTGCTCAGCATGCCAAAAAAGAATTAATTTAGAAAATAGAAATAAGATGCTGGGGAGAATAAATGAAGTTAGCTGACCTAGTAAAAACTAAAGCCTCCAGGGTTCTTGGTATAGATGCTTCAACTAACTCAGTTGCTTTTTGCCTAATGGAAAACGATAATCCTATTAAGTGGGGTAAAATAGAATTTGTTGGCGCCAACATATATGAAAAAATTCATGATGCCAAGGTTAAGACTCACGCTATGCTTGAGGAATTAAAGTCAGACTATATTGCTGTAGAGGGAGCCATTCTTGTTAGATCTCCAGATGCTGTAATAAAATTGTCTTATGTATACGGCGTAGTTATTGCTGAGCTTATGTCTACAGGAGCGCAAGTAATAACAATATCCCCCTCATCTTGGCAGGCTTACATAGGAAATAAAAATCCAACTAAAGATGAAAAGTCTGCTATTAGATTAAAGAATCCAGGTTATGCTGATTCATGGTATAAAACTCAACTACGCAATATGCGTAAACAAAGAACCGTGGACTACTTTAATAACAAGTACAATCTCTCGTTAGATGATTTTGACGTTGCAGATGCATTTGGCATTGCACATTATTCAAATAGGGTGTTGACGGAAAGATGATGTGTGAACACGTATACGTAGATTTAGGACCTGGGCCCTGCGGTAGTTGTGGACTTGAGTCTCACAACATGGACTGGAAAAAACAAAATGAAATGATGAGGCAGTGGCACATAGATAATCCGCATGCTGAATACGGCGGATGGATGTCTATATGAAGCTGTACCAAAGTAAAGATTGGCTATACAGAAGATATGTGGTTCAAAAGAAAACGGTTACAGAGATAGCCAAAGAGTGTAACGTATCTGCCATGACTATACAGAGATATTTAGACCAGTTTGGATTAATTAAAAAGCGATGAAATTATATGATGGAAGCTATAGTCAGGCTGGTCAAGAATCGTTTGTTCTAGACTATTTGATGGAAAAGAAAAATGGATTTTACTTAGAAATAGGTACGTATGATTCTAAAATAATGAGCAATACCTACCTGCTTGAAACCCAGTACGGATGGTCTGGGGTTGGACTAGAGATTGAAAAGTCTAGAGCAGAGGAGTATAATTTAAACAGGTCTAATCTTTGCCTAAATGTAGACGCTACTAAATTTAATTACCTTGAATATTTTGAAAATAATAATATTCCAAAAAGTATAGACTACTTGCAAATTGATATAGAGCCAGCATTTCAATCATTAGAAGCATTAAAATTACTTCCTTTAGATAAGTATAGGTTCTCGACCATTACTTTTGAACATGATCTTTATGCTGATGAAAATAATTCTTATATTAAACAGATAGCAAAAGATCTTTTATTGAGTTATGGCTATGTTGTTTTTAAAGAAAATGTGGAGTGTGATGGAAAAATATTTGAAGACTGGTATGTGGACTCAAGTATAGATTATTATAAGGAGAAAAATGAGTAAGGACATATGGCTAGAGGCCACAAAAGAAACGGCGGGAGACTTAATTCTAACTGGATATACTGGAGAGTTTAAAGATATGCCAGTATATGATGAAGTAAAGTCATTGTTCGGAAGCGGATTTGTAGCATTAGATTTTGGGTGCGGAGTAGGAAGAAACTCGGTAGAGCTTTCAAAAACATATGATCATGTCGTAGCTTTTGATTTGCCAAGCATGATTGACTTAGTGCCAGAAGAAAATAAACTAAGTAACATAGAATACACAACAAGCTGGGATCTTGTCAAGGGATTTAAGTTCGGCACAGTTTTGGCTAGCCTTGTATTTCAGCATATAGAGGATTCGGAATTAGAAGAATACTTAAAAGACTTGTCTCAAATAGCGGACAGGCTAGTCCTCCACAGCAGAACCTGGATTGATCATTCGGCCTCACAGGTATTGCCAATTGTGGAAAAATATTTTATAATTGATACCATAGAGTATTCAAGAGATCCCAATAACCCTATTGACGATCACTTCATTGCAACATTAAACAAGAGGGCGGAATAATGCTAAAGCCAGTATTTGAAGATGTAAAAGACTTTAACTGTACCGATTTATATTTAAGGTCAGGTTCTATATAAAATAGCTAGATCTCAGGTTGCTATTTCAGTCGACTAGAAGTATAATGGTTATCTATGGAAATTGAATTAGCAGACCATTATGACCGTATGAATACGGTTGTATCAGAATTACTAAAGGGTAGCACCCCAACACAAATTGCCACAATCACTGGATTTAAACGTGCAGAGGTTGTTGAGTTAATTGATGAGTGGAAAGACGTAGTTAAAAATGACACGGCTTCTAGAGACAGGGCCAAGGAGGCAATCTCTGGTGCTGACCAGCACTACGCAATGCTCATTAAAGAGGCCTGGAAGACCGTAGAGGACGCAGATCAGGCTGGGCAACTAAATGTTAAGGCTACCGCCCTAAAGCTTATAGCAGACATTGAGACCAAGAGAATCGGCATGCTACAAGAGGTTGGGTTATTGGATAATGTTGAGTTGGCGGAACAAATTGCTGAGACAGAAAGAAAGCAAGATATTCTAATTTAAAGGAAGATGGAGTTTAATTTTTCTGACATTATTGACATGCTCGACGGAGAAGAATTCGACGAGAAGCCTGTTGATTTAAGAACTTTTGTTAAAAGCCCACAGTACTTGGGCTTACCAGAGTTGTCAGAATATCAGTATACTCTAATTGAAAAAAGCTCTCAGATTTATAAAGAAGCAACACTAATAAAGCTCTTTGGCGAAGAAGAGGGAAGAAGAAAGTTTAAGCAGACTGCCAGTGAAGTTATTGCCCAACTAGGCAAAGGCTCTGGAAAAGATTACTGCTCCACAATTGCAGTATCTTATATAGTGTATCTGCTGCTGTGCCTTAAAGACCCAGCATCTTATTACGGAAAACCACCTGGAGACTCAATAGATATTATCAATATTGCTATTAACGCTCAACAGGCAAGCAACGTTTTTTTCAAAGGTTTTAGAACCCGCATAGATAAGTCGCCTTGGTTTGTAGGAAAGTATAGCGAAAAAGCATCAGAAATTAAATTTAATAAAAATATTACAGTACACTCTGGTCACTCAGAAAGAGAAGCCTGGGAAGGATATAACGTAATCGTAGTCATCCTTGACGAAATCTCTGGATTTAGCATTGAAAATACAACTGGTCACGAGCAGGCAAAAACTGGTAGCGCAATATATGAAATGTATAGAGGATCAGTAGACTCTCGTTTCCCAGACTTTGGTAAGGTAATATTGCTATCTTTTCCTAGATATAAGAATGACTATATTCAACAAAGATATGCTGACGTTATAGCTGAAAAAGAAACTGTGGTTAGAACACACCATTTTAAGCTAGATGAGAACCTGCCAGATGGCACGGACGGCAACGAGTTTGATATTGAGTGGGAAGAAGATCACATTGTTTCTTATAAGTATCCGAAGGTATATGCCCTAAAGAGACCTACATGGGAAGTTAATCCTACCAGAAGTATTGATGACTTTAAAGTTGCATTCTACAGAGATGCGCCAGATGCGCTAGGCAGATTTGCATGCATG